CCCTGCATATCGTGCGGTAAGACGCTGGTCGCTGGTGCCATGGGTGGCGGCTATGACGCTGGGCACTATCGCAGCGTCGGTAGCGCCCCTCATTTGCGCTTTGACCCAACAAATTGCCATGGCCAGTGCAAGCACTGTAACCAGTACCTTGCCGGTAACCATGTCGCCTACCGCAAAGGATTGATAGAGCGCATCGGCTTAGCCCAGCTTGAACTGCTGGAGACCGACCAGTGCATCAGGAAATACACCCGCGAAGGCCTTAAAGAATTGGCCGCGCAATACCGAGCAATTACCCGCGAACTTGAAAAACAAAGGAGTGAAGCATGAAACAAGAAATCAGTTACACCGGCCACATTGAATACCGCGCAAATCGGCCGAAGCGGCCCTATCGCTTGCGCGTGAGGCAATACGTTAATGGTAAGTTTGCCAAGCGCATGTCAATGTCATTTTCAGCGCGTGGTGATGCACTGGCTCTTGGTTGTCAGTACGTGGAGGGCTTGAAATGAAAGCAGGCCGCGATTTTAGAAAAGAGGCCGTTGCGGCAATCAAAGCCGAATTGCTCGAACGGCCTGCGCAGACCAGGACAGCGATTCTGTCGCGTACGGGCCTTGGTATTCCAGATTTCCAAGCTGCGCAAAAAGCGCTTGGATTGGAGTGCAAAATTTCAAACGTGGCCGCAACTCGCGGTTGCCCGCTGTGGTCTTTGCCAGTACCAAAGCACGCTGTTCCACGCATCAATGTGATGACCGTACCGGCTTATTTCGAGCCGATTTCATGTGCGCCACGCGATGGTTCTATGCGGTACAAGTCAATTCCAAGCCGTGGCATTGGCGCATAAAACCTGCAATTTTGTTTTGAACCAGATAGTGAGGAACAAATGAACATGGCAGAACCCATACACAAAAGCCTACTCGATGAACTTTTGGCAAACTGGCACGAATGGCAAAGGGGCTACAGTGCAACGCCCACTTATGGGGCCTGCCCGGTATTCAAAAACGCCCGTTCACCTAAACACTGGGACACGACGGGCGAAATAGACGATGCGATAATCCACACATCAACGATGGAAGCCATCGACTTTGCGGTGATGGGCGACAAAAGAGGGCAGGGGGCCATGCCAGACCCCTACAAGACTGCGATTTGTTTCTATGCGCGAAACCTATCCAGTCGGGCCCAAGTCTGGACAAGCCCGCGGCTACCGGAAGACCAAGCGCAGCGGGTAGAGGTGACGAATCATGCGCTTGCGATGCTGAGTGATAAATTAACCAAAGCGGGGGTGATATGAGGAAGTACGGAAAGATCATAGCCCGCGTCAGGGAGCGAGAAAAGAAGCGCAGGGAGAGATATGCTAAAGCCGCGTTCAAAATCATACTAGACCGCGCCTTTGCCCCTACACCTAAAGTCCATTGGTTTAAACAATCGTGGCTTGACGTGTTGACACGCATCAAAAAAAGTGCATAATCAACACCGGAGGGCAAAACTCGCCCTAAATTTTCCAAAACCCGCAGGTTAGCGCCTCGCGGGTTTTTGCATTGGAGCGTCATGATCATTGTTGACGGTAAGCAATACAGTGGGTTTCATGGTCTTATGGAGTACCTAAAGTACTTTAACGGGACACTTTGGTATGAGGTTAACAAGTGCGCGGATAGAGATGATGCTCGGGTTATCCTCAATCAAGCAACAGGACTGACAGTACTGCCAACAGACAGAGTTATAGACGGCTCCAATCTATTCCTAGAGGCGCTCCACAAGAAACTCCAAGCCACCGCATAAACGCAGTTTGCCCCGCTCCAGAAATGGCTGGGGCTTTTTTATTCCCGCCAACACCCGGAAGGACTGGCACATATGACCAAAGAAAAACAAACTGAGGAAAACTTACAAAAGCGCAAATTTGGCGGCAAACAGCCGGGAGCTGGTCGCCCGAAAGGCTCGGTAGATAAAGGCAACGCCTTGATTCGTGAAATGATCGTCAAGGCGTTAGATCAAGTTGGCGGGGTTGAATATCTCGCAGGCGTGGCGGTAAGCCACCCAGGCGCTTTCCTGACGTTGATAGGCAAGACCATGCCGCTGCAAGTGTCCGGCGACGGCGGTGGCCCGGTAGGTATGACGCTACATGTCTCGTTCGATTGAGGCGAGGTTTCCCAAAAAGCTGGCGTTTTTATTCAGGCCAGCACGGTACAAGGTGGCAAGGGGTGGGCGCGGCTCGGGAAAGTCTTGGGGATTTGCACGGGCATTATTGGTCATTGGGGCAAACAAGACCATTCGCGTTCTGTGCACCCGTGAGATTCAGAAATCCATTCAACAGTCGGTGCATCAGCTGCTGAAAGATCAAATAGCGGCCCTTGGCCTAGGTTCGTTCTACGAGGTGCAGGAAACCAAGATCATTGGGAAGAACGGCACGGCCTTCTATTTCAGTGGCTTGTCAGACATTACCGCCGACTCTTTGAAGTCGTTTGAAGGTGTTGATGTGTGCTGGTGCGAAGAAGCCCAGTCGATTAGCTCAAAGTCGTGGGATACGCTGATACCTACCATTCGCAAAGAGGGCTCAGAAATTTGGGTGACGTACAACCCGCAGCTTGAAAGCGACCCGACCCATGAGCGGTTTGTGACAAACCAGCCGCCTGATTGCGTGTCGGTGGTCATGAACTACAGCGACAACCCTTACTTTCCAAAAGTGTTAGAAGCCGAGCGAGAGCATGCAGAAAAGACCATGCGCAGCGAGGACTACAAGCACGTATGGGAAGGCCAATGCAAGCCAGCGGTAGAAGGTGCAATTTATTTCGAGGCCATGAGCGCGGCTATAACCGCTGGACGGATTGGAAACGTTCCGCATGACGGTGCACTCAAAACTCACGTCATTTTTGATTTGGGTTTGGCTGATTCAATGACGCTGATACTCGCTCAGAGGGTAGCATCAGAGATTCGGATTGTCCATTACATCGAGGGCAGCCAGCGGATTTTGGCTGATTACTCGCAGGAGCTTAGGGGATTGCGGCTGGATGACCAGCCTATCAATTGGGGCAAGGTTTGGCTACCGCATGATGGATTCCATAAAAAGCACCAGACCGGCAAGGATGACCGCCAGGTGATGGAGGCGCTAGGCTGGGCAGTTGAGCCCGTTCCGAATGTTCACGTCACCGATGGCATCGACCGGGCCAGAGAGATTTTTCCACGCGTCTATTTCAACAAAGACCGGACAGAGCGGCTTGTCGAGTGTTTAAAGCGGTACCGTTGGAATATCAACAGTAAGACCGGGCAGGCTACGCAGCCTTTGCACGATGAGTTTAGCCATGGCGCTGATGCTTTCCGTTATCTCGCACTGGTAGCTGACCAGATCACCAACGATTCGGGCCATGTGAAGCCCATCCAATATAGAAGGAAGTTTGTCGCATGAAACAAGAACGAGTTAAAGAACTGCTGCACTTGGTTGCCATGGGTCGCCGTGACAACATAGACGAACTGGCCGAGTTGCTTTGCACTGCTGAACCAGAGCAAGCCGAGGAACACGTAGAAACAATCACATTGCCCGTCAAAGAAGCCAAGGCGAAAAAAGCTAAATGAAGATGAATGATGAAGAGCTGTTGAGCTTTCTTCAAAAGAAGGAAGAGGAGGCAGCGGCTTATGTGTGGGGCCAGCTTGGGCGTGAGCGTGAAATCGCAATGCGCGAGTACCATCGCTTGCCGTACGGCAACGAGGAGGACGGCTGGTCGCAAATCGTCACAAGCGACGTGCAAGACACAGTCGAATGGATACTCCCTTCGCTGCTTAAAATCTTTACCAGTACAGACCGCGCTGTTTCGTTTGAACCTGTAACGGCCAATGACGTCAAAGGTGCTGAACAAGCGACAGACGCTTGCAATTACGTTTTCTACAAGCAAAACAACGGGTTTTTGACGCTTCACACGGCATTCAAAGACGCGTTGATGGTGCGCAATTGCGCTGTTATGTGGCGCAAAGAAATTAAGGAAACGGTATCTAACGTACCGTTTAAAGGCGCAACGGCTGAAATGCTGACCATGATCACTGAGGATGGCTCAGAGATCGTGGAGGCCAACGAAGAGTTCATGCAGTTGCCTGATGGCTCACAAATTCAGGTGTACTCGGGCCGACTTAAAAAGATCGAGGAGCGCACGATTGTCAGGATCGAGGCGTTCGACCCTAATGATTTACTCGTTGAGCGTGAGTGGACAAGCCCTCTGCTGGACGAATGCCCGTATGTGGCCCGTGTGATGCGTGTCACGGCCTCAGACCTGAAACAAATGGGTTTTGATGTGCTGGCTGAGGAGCTGCGCGGGTCTGATGTCTCCGGTACGGCGCAGCGCATTTCGCGTATTACGCAAGACGACGATACCGCGACAATGGAGCGGGACGACGCAGGACATGACCCACTCGCTGAGGGGTGGTTGCGGATTGAGTTTGTGTTGGTTGATGTTGATGGTGATGGTATTGCGGAGCGCCGGTGCATCTATCGATTGGCCGACAAAGTGCTAAAAAATGAGATCGTGAGTCACGTTCCCATCGCCACGTTTAGCCCAGTGTTGAACTCACACCGCTGGGATGGTATGAGCGTTGCTGATGCAGTGAGCGATCTTCAAAAGCTGCACACCGAGTTAGTGCGCCAAACCCTGAACAATCTCTACTTGTCAAACAACCCGCGCACTACGGTGCTGACGGATGCGAACTGGTCGCCAAGGGCAAACATTGATGACCTGCTTGATTCACGCCCCGGTGGTGTTGTACGCATGCAGCAAGCCGATGCATTGGGTGTGCATGGTACGCCATTCACCGCGCAGTCTACGCTGCCAATGCTTGAGTATGTTCAAGGTATGCGTGAGAACCGAACGGGTGTTACTCGATACAGCCAGGGTATGGATGGCGACAGTCTGAACAAAACCGCCAGTGGTATTAATCAGATTATGACCGCTGGTCAACAGCGATTGGAGCTTATTGCCCGCGTTGCTGCTGAGTGCTTACTGAAGCCAATTTTTCAAGGCGTCTTGAAGTTGCTGACCGAAGGCGGAATGGAAAAGTTGGCCTTCCGTTTGCGTGACGAGTTCGTGGAGTACGACCCTAACGAGTGGCGCGACTGGTACGACATGACAATTAATGTGGGCCTTGGCACTGGCGACAAACAATCGCAGATGGGCGCGTTGCAGATGATCGCGGCCAACCAAGTGCAGTTGATGCAAATGGGAATGGTTAAGCCTGAGCAAATCTACCACGCGCAAGCCAAACTGATTGAGGCGGCAGGCTTCAAGGACGTGCAGAATTTCATCACTGACCCGTCCGGCCAGCCTCCACAGCCGCAAGCGCCCAATCCAATGCTCCAGGTCGAGCAAATGAAATTGCAGGCCAAAGCCCAAGAAGTGCAATTCAAAGCACAGCAAGAGGCCCAAGCGGCCCAACTACAGGCTCAGATTGACGAGCGCAAAGCCCAAGCAAATCTCATGCAAGAACGGGCTCGCTCCGAGAATGACATTGCTATTGAGCGTGAGCGTATCGCGGCAGAAATGCAGCTTGAGCGGTTCAAAGCTGAGCTATCTGCAAACACTGAATTGCAAAAAGCGCAATTGCAAATACAAGCGCAAATCGAAATTGAGCGGGCCAAATCAGATATGGAAATGTACCGCATCAACAATCAACCAGTGGGCATGCGATGAACGATCAACTCACGGCACAGCGCGGAATTGAGGCTAAGCAAGTATTAGAGAATGAGGCATTCAAGGATGCTATGG